GAACGCTCTTCACCGTGTTTCTGAATTTCTGGGGAACCCCGTGCACAGTCACGTTGTGACGGCGGATCATCTTGCTGATCTGTGGGTGTTTGTCAAGCCACTTGGACAAGTCGGAGCTGTGAGAGCAACGGTCACTGTAGAATAACAGAGCCATATATTATTCTCTGTCTAAATAATAATGATGTACATTGTCGCACTTATCTTAGTCATATTATTCTTGTGCAATAACCCGAAGGCGAAGAAGGAGGCTTACGAACTGTTCGGAGGATCTGGGTTCAAGCGGAGCAAGGCTCTCCCATCTAGTGTGGGAACCATGAGCGCCCCAGCTGGGGTGGTGGAGGAAAAGGTGACGAACGCCACACCTGACCTTATCCAGACCCTGGTCAGGGCCACGGCATCCGCCTTTCCCAACGAATGTCTGTTTCCCATCGAGACCAACTCCATCAACAAGGTGGGTGACAACTACAAGTGTTCATTCACGTTCGTCAGGTATGACACCGGCTTCCCGACCGGTGTGGTCGTCCAGTCCATGGTGGACTCCCGGACTGGCAAGTTGCTGGGTGCAGCCACCCAGAGCACCAAGACCGATGAAACCACCTCGTTCACCAAGCCCATGTTCCAGTACGGCGAGGTGGTGGAGACCCTTCCGACTGCGGATGCGCTTAGGGACGTAAAGATTTAAATATGATTATTATAGGATGAACGTGAATGATATCCACGCCAGGGAGGACAAACGCCTCGAGGTTAGAAAGGTCATATACAAGGAGATCTACGAACAGGCTACGAGGAAGGTTAGTAGAGCTGTTGACGTGGGCATCCATTACGCAACATTTGAGATACCTTCATTCGTACTGGGTATGCCATCTTTTGATAGGGGGAAAGCGTTGACTTATATCACGCGTCAGTTTCAGAATGGCGGGTTTAGTGCTCGCCACATACAGGGGTGGGAGATCGTCATTTCATGGGAGAGAGAACGCGGAACAACTCAGAAGACGGTGGAACCACCGACGCCGCAAGCTGACACCCCCGTTGCAGACGATTCCGATTTCAGTAGTTTCATAAACCTGCGCAAGACTGCGGAGAGATTGAAGCAGAGAAAATAGTTGCAAAGTTTAATGGATATCCTAACAGTTGCCCGTGACGAGTATCGCCAGCAACTGGCAGAAATCATGGCTCCCCATATGGTCGTTGTGTTCCAAGAGATGTATGACAAGGCGGTTCAGCTTTCAAAAGGCAAGCAGGTGCTCAAGAAGTTCCAGGAGTTGCTGAGGGACGTGAAGGAGTGGAACAGCAACATCGTCAAGGGACACTCTGACACCGTCAACAACGCGTGTTCGTGGTATAGCGATCTACTGGCGGCGGTGTTCGTGAGTAGTGTCAAGATCCTGGCATCTGTTCGCCTTTCTGCAGAGAAGAAGAAGATCAATGTCAAGATTCCCCCCAACGAGACGTTCATTCAGGGATGTTATGAGAATGCAGCCCGTGACTTGTTCAAGGATCCGTATATATTCCAGGAGGAGGGGAACGAATACGACAGGGACATCAAGCTGATGGCTCGATTCAACGATGCGATCCACCTGACCGTCAAGAATATGGTTCCGATTCAGGAAATTCTCAAGACGAACATCGGCACCCGTGAGGACTCAGAGTATGTCGGTTTCGAAGCGGGTGGCGCACTTTCGGACGAAGAGGAGGAGCCGGAGGAACCGGAGGAACCGGAGGAACCCGTGGAGGAGCCGGAACCCTCAGGGGAGATGGAGGGTCCCACTCCAGCCCCAGCGGTTGGTGGAGCCCCCGAGGTTCGCGACATCCCTCTCGAAGGTCAAAGGGGTGTGGACGAGGAGGGTTTCGATGACGAAGATGAGGAAGACGATGGAGACTTAGCACCAGGTGCTCCTCCAAAATAATCTGAGTAAACTGTAATTATGGACATCTCTGAACAGCTTAGGGACCCCTTTGGAGCGGCGATGGCGGCAGGGCTCATCACCGCTGGCTACATCCACATGCGAGCTAAGATGAACAACGAGGGAAAGCTTCAACCGTCGCAGTACACCAAGCCTGCCATGCTCAACGCCTTGATGGTGTACTTCATCATGGCTAATGGAGTTGGTAGCAAAGAAAAAATCTCGTCAGATCCTTATTAAAGTTTTCATACTATAGATTACAAATCATACGATGGCATCTGTCGGTGCATTCAATGACATGCTCTCTCAGTTTCTCTCAGAACTTACACAGACGTTCCCGGAGGAAAAGGGTATCAGGAAATACGAGTCGGCATTCGACCTCCTTCGCAAATCCAACCCCCGCAAGGTGGTTGAGAACTTCATGATGATCGCAACTCCTCTTCAGGAGCGGATCATGGCAAAGGATGAGAGTGTTCTGCTGGGTGATGATCTTCGATCTTTGGGTGAACTGAACATTGGCAAGAATTGGGCGGATTGTTCCGACAACACTCGTGCTTGTATCTGGCAGTATCTGCAGACGTTGACTATGCTGGGTATGACCATCACCGCACTCCCAGCCGATACCCTGGCTGCTATCGAGGGTGTGGCGGAGAAGACGGCGGGGCAGATTGCATCTGGTGAGCAATCGGAGGGTGATCTGATGAAGATGTTGGGTGGTCTTCTCGGAAACCTTCAGAAGTAAAATCTTCGTATATCACAATATAGACAATGGACGGTGAAACACCAGTTTGGTTTGATAATCCTCATGAGTTGATGGAAAACGATCAACTCTTGAATTTCTGGCCCACCAAGGAGCAGGATCCAGCAGAGCGAGTGAACGCAGCGACTCGCTTCATCCTCTATAGCACCTTGATTACATACGCATTCCGCCGTGATGAGCGGGTCTTTATCCTGACGTCGATGGTTATTATTGGGTTGTGGGTGCTTTACAGCAACGGTGCCATTAAGGGGAGTTCGTCGATTCAGGCGGCTCCAGGTGAGGAGGCGGCCCAGAGTTGCCGCCGCCCCACATCTGATAACCCCATGGCAAACATCACTGTTGCGGAGTTTGGCAAGCCATCCCCTCCTCCGGCGTGTTTCTACCCCACGGTGCGCAAGGAGGTTATTGACAACCTGGATAACCTGATCCCCTTTGACGCTGGGCGCAGTAGGTCGTCCCTTCCTGAGCACCAGAGGAACGCCGCCTCCCGCCAGTTCGTGACCATGCCCGTCAGCACCGTCCCAGGTGCCCAGACGGACTTTGCGGAGTGGTGCTACGGTAAGAAGTTTTCGCCCCTTTGCAGGAACGATCAGAGTGTGTGTAGCCCCGACGTTCGTGGTGTGCAGCTCGACAACTTCCGAGGTCTCGCTGAGACTGGAGACCGTCGCTGATTTAATTCTCAAGATATAACAGAACCATACATGGCATATCAATTGAGCACTTCGCCTGTTCAAGTTGACGCTGGGAGCGCCCCCGTGCAGTGCGCCACCGACAACTTCTTCATGTACCCACAGCCTGTAAACACCCCGCAGAACTGCGGTCCGTGCCGCCCCAACACGGAGCTCCACGGCACTGCCCCTTATTACGCGGGAAAAGGCGCCCCTTCGGAACTCGTGGACGTCCAGGATCGCCTGCGACCTCAGAGCACCACTCGTTTCGGCAGGGTGCTGGTTCAGAGCGATCGCCAGTTCCACCCGCATCAGGACATGTCCTGCGCCGCCCCCGTCAAGGTGCGAACTTCCTACCCCAGTTCAACCCGCTCGGACATTCAGAACGCATCCTTCAGCCAGAGGTATTGTCCTCGTCAGTAAATAATAATCTATATGAATTGTAATAATGGCTGATCCGTTGTCCATAGCCGCAATTTTCGCTCTGGCTTTTGCCGGGAAGCAGTTGAGTGATAGGAAGCCCGTTCCACAAGAGCCTCCTCCCGCTCCTCACGCTAACCGCCAGAATGTCACAGAATTGCTCAACGCAAGATACGAAATGGGAGAGACTGCAGCTGCTCCCCCTTTGAACAAGTTTGATCAGATGAAGATGGAACATCCATCATTTTCAGTTATAGCGCCGATGACCAACGTGAATGGTGAACCCGTCAAGGATTTCCGAGATCGTCAATACATCAGCGGGAAGATGAACAACCTGTCGCCCAGCACGAAGGAGTTGGTGGGTCCAGGTCTGGGTGTCGACCCGAATGTCCCAGCCTACGGTGGATACCAGCAGATGTACCGTGTCAATCCCATCAATGTGGGTGAGTACAAGTTGACCCATCTCCCAGGTAGGATCAATCACGGACACGCCCTCAACAAGCAGACGGGGACCGTGGGGGACCTGACCCACCACAAGCCCGAGACTACCGCCTACCTCCCCGAGCGCCGCCCACCCCAGCCGGGGCGGGCGTCGGGGCAGGGCGGAAACCTCAGCGGCGTCCGGGTGCGCGAGGAGTATGAGAGGACCAAGAGGGTCACGGCGCGTAGCACCACAGGGTACCGCGGGGACGGTCTGGGTTTTGCACCCGCCAGGAGCACCGTCTCTGCCTCCCAGTCGTCCCAGGATCCCACCCGAAACAAGTCGGACCTCAACTCCCACACGTTCGTGCACGTGGACAACGCCGCCCCAGGGATCTCCTCGTGGACGCACGGGTATCAGAACACCCCCAATGACATCAGGGCGGCGGATCGCCGTGGGCAGGGGCATCGCCAGGGGAACGGCGGTAGGATGAACGTCCGAGAGAGCGCCCAGAAGACGGCGGGTCTCATCACGGCAAACCGCTTCGACCAGTCTCGCACTGACGGTCGCCTCGGGGTTGCCGACCCGGGTCGTCGCTTCCAGCAGTACGCTCCCCTGGGTAAGCAGAATAACAACGCGTTCAAGGGCATCATGGACGAGCGTGTCATGGGTGCGGGCAGCCTGGATATTGCACACAATGTGCTCCAGAACAACCCACTCGCTCACCACGTTGG